TTTAAAATCTTCTTCCTGTCTTTGCCTCATAATTTCATTAAACTTTTGTTCTAGCTTTAGAGTTTCTGGATCAGGAACCTGGGATATTAAATTTAATTTTTCCATATCAACTGTTGGAACTTCTAAAGGTGCAGCAACTTCTTTTGGTTTATTTACGATTGGATTTGGTTTTTTGTATCTGGCCTCCAGGTCATTTAATTTAGTTGGTGCAGCTCCTGTCATTTGTCTGTTACGTTCAAGGCGCTCGGCTAATTGGCCAACTTGTTTTGGTGTTGCTTCCTTTGGATAAGATGATCTATCTTTTGTATCCATTAAATATCTAATCTCATCACTATCGAGATTTCTTGTTTTCATTTCTTCTATTAAAAGATTTCTTAAAATATCTGGCCCACCCTTTGACTTTTCTTTTTCTTTGCTTTGGAAATAGTCTTCCATATTTTTAGGCGCTTCTTCCAATCCGTATTTTTTTAAAGTGTTGGCTTTTCTTTCAGCTAAATATTTTGCGTTATTTTCTTCTGCCTTTTTCTTCTGTTCTGGTGTCCCAGGTCGTGTGAGATAAGCATTCATTTGTTTGTATTCTCCAATCTTCATTATTCTTTCCCCAAAGTTAGTTTTAATAATTTGTTAACGGCTGCTCTTTCATCTTTTGAAAGTGATGCTAACGTTTTGCCTGGAGTGAACATAGAAGCGAGATCTAATTTTTTAACGTCTTTGTACCAATCGTTGTCCTTTTTATACTTGGCAAAGTCGATAACTTTTCCACCTGACTCGAGCTGTATTCTTCTAATAGAATTTATAAAATCTTCTTCTGTCTTACCTGGATTTTCCTTTAGATATTTTTCCAAAGCCATTTCAAATTTCATATCCATAAAATCAGATAATTCTTTTTCTTCGGCTGCACTTTCAGAGGCTAATTTAATTAGCTGCTCTTTTTCTGATAGATCACCCTTACCAGGCATTTCTTTTTCAATATTATTTATCATTTTGTCTCCTAACTATTGCGATCGCTAATTTTTGATCTTGATGTTCATAATCATATTTAGGAGTTGTTTCGTTTTCGTATTTGATGAGACAGTCCAAAAACTTTTGTCCGTCCCATAAAACTAATTTTCCAACTTTAACCTTACCCATTTCTGAAAGGCTAACTCCGTTGATGATCCACTTATTTATGAAACGATAGAATTGTGCTTTAGAGATACTTAAATTGTTATATAGCTCACTTGCTTTAACGAGTGTTTTCTCTGAATTAAATCTAACGTTCATACGCTAGATCTATGACTTTCTATAAATTTTTATAGGTTCAGGTATTATCTACTTTTTAAGGTAGTTAACAATTCTAGGGTACTTTTTGAAGAGATCTCTATTAGCTATCTGCATTATGCCAGAAGATCGTAATTTGATCCATTTGCTAATATGTTTTTTATAAAAGTTTGTATGTGTTTGGTGATCGTATTGCAGCCTATAAATATAATCCTTTGTCATAACTGATCTTTTCTTTCCGTGAAATTTTTTAATAACTTCAGGAAAATGTTTTAGTTGTGTGATTTTTTCCCAAGCTCGCATTGGAGCTATGTTGTATCTATTAACGTATTGAACAACCTTTATAAAAATTGCTACTTCAATATCTTCCGAGATCTTCGGCTGCCCTGGTTTTCTGCTCATATCAAGAGCAGTTATATATTATTTCTGATTTGCTTTAAAACACTTTACACAAATAGGCCCTGATCGTTGGCCCAATGTAATTGTTCCAATTATCTTTTGTGATGACTCACAATTAATACAGAAATCTTTTATTGATGTTGGATAAAAGGGTTCAGGAACCATTGGATCATTATTCGTTTGATACTTTTGCGAAGTCAACAACGTTTGCGACTTTGTTTGCATATTCTCTCCTCTGCTGTGTTGTGTGTTTGTCGTAATGAATATCAAGTGTAGAGTCTTGTTCGTGTCCCGATAAAACTCTAGCTTTAGATGTTGTTCCAAGTTCAATTTTATACATTGAAATAACAGTAGTCCTAATCATTGTTGGTGATCCAAAGATTCCTGTATCTTTTCTGATACTCTCCCAGATCCCTCTAATATTTTTTATTCTGCATTGATCAGATCTAACATATCTATCTTCGTGCAGCCTTTTTGAATTAATCCTTGTGGTAGGAAACATCCAATCAACAAATCTATATTTTTTATATGCTCCTTTTAATTTTTCTTTAAGCATATCAATCACTCTTTTAACGGGTGGAGTGATATCAATATATTCAACTTTTCTAGACTTGGTTATACTCGCAGGCAACGTGATTAAAGTTTCATCTTTATTGACCATTGACCAACGGAATTTACACGTCTCCTCTGTTCTTCTAGCCGTTACAGTTTTCATTAATGTTGCCTCGGCTTGGAATGGATATAGATCTTTTTTCTCCACACATTTACTTTGAATTAATTTAAACTCTTCATCAGTAAATCTTAAATCTTTGTATTGTGATCCAGGAGCATTAGCCACTTCTGGTCTTTTAAATTTAACTCTTAAAGTTGGATTACTTGGAAGATCATCACCGAGATAACCTTTGTCAGCAGCAAACGACCATAGACATTTGAAAGCCTCCAGAAAGTTCTTTTTAGTTCCAAAACCTTTTTCATTTCTTTCAATAAATCTCTTCATTAGACCTGGAGTTAAATTGTCTATTTTCTCTGCTCCAAGAACATCATCATAAACAGAGATCTCACCATTAGGATTAAATTTCTCATCTTTTATTAAACCTTTTCCGTGAGGGAATTTACTAAATAGATCTTTCCAATCTTCGGGTTTAACAGTTCTTTTGTGATAGTTAGCTTTGAACCTAACTAATCCGTGGCCGTTATAATCTTCTGTAAATATTAAATGATGAGTTCTCCAATTATATCCAATCAAAACTTTGCAAGCTGATTGAATACTACTAGCTGACAATCTTCCCTCTCTTTTGGAACGGGGAAAGTTTGCTTTACATAATCTTTCAATAACTTCTCTGATAGATAACTTTAAACTCTCCTCTACATTGGCTCTCTTCTCATCATCGTTAGCAGCTTTTAGAGTTAGCCTTGGATCTTTAATCCAAATACCTTTTGAGTTTGTGTGATCTTTAACTAGATCAAATAATTTTTCTTGGCATTGTTTAACACCAAATATTCCCTCTTCAAATTGACCTAAAACTAAATCAATACAAGATGAGTTATACCAATATCTTAAATAGAAATATTTAGATTTGGTCTTTTGATATTGAACTAATCTCAATCCTTTTAAAAAAGATCTACCTGAACCCGTATCAAATTTTGTAGCAACTCTTGTTAATGTTTTGCCTTTGTCATTAATGAAATCAGACGTAAAATTACTAATAGCAAAGTCTGTAAATTTTAATCTAAACTTGATCCTAGTTTTCGCTATCTCATCAGATCCTAGTTTAAGACCTAGTTTGTTGTGTGTGTTTTTTTCTGTCATAGTCTACTTTCTAACTGAATAAATTAATCTTTAAAGCAAGACCAAGATTTCAGAGACTATGTGAGACTACCAGAGACTAACTAGATTGTGAATCCGTTGCGTTTTAAGTCCTTTGTGTCTACCAATTTCACCACGAGGGCATAGTGTAAAAAGTCTTGGAATTGCATTGTTATTTATATGTGTATCACAAAAGACTCAACTGAAAAATAATATTTATCTCTCTATATCCTAGAATGATCCTAGAATTACTTATTTAAGATAAGCAAGAACAACGAAAACAGAAACGAGCAGCGTTGAATTCTGAAAACATAAAACATAGATTTTATTGTATTTATGACTCTAAAATTAAATAACGATAGTTGTTGTTTTGTTCACGTCTAAAAGACTCGTCAATGCTGTTGCATTGACTCGTCTGGATCCACCAAGAGGGATCCTAAACAGATCTCAATCTCCGTTGATCTATGAACCCCTATGCACCCTTTTTTAAAAAGGGATCCTAATAGTTCTACCTTTAGTCTTTGTTTCAGAGAGCCGTAGGCTTTGAATACTTTTTCAATATAAAAATATTCTACAAAAATTTTTAGCAAAAAATATTTCAAATGAACCTGGACTCATTGAATTTGATATGAGCGTATCTCTTTGAGTCCAGGGGATTATTACTAATGAAGCATATAATAACAGATCAGGAATCAGGGCCAAAGGAAATTCAGGTTAGGCGAAACATCGGAACTAAAGGTTAAATAAAGTTAATTATGATAGCCTCTTGATCGGCTGCAAAACTTTTTCAAAGTGAGTTATGTGGTGATTATTTTAAATAAATGTTAGCTTTGTGTTGTCCAAGGTTAACTTTATTGTCCCCTGAATAGTCTAGGCTAGGTGAAAAAAATAATCGTTGTTTAATGGGAGCTGCCTAACCTACTAACCTGAATAAGCTAATTAATAAAACTACTGTGTGATGAAATAGAAAATAAAAAATAAAAAATTCAGCTCGCAATTCAAGAGCTGCCCAGGTTAGCAGCATAGTCAACTTGAAGTACCCCTCTTAAAAAATTTAAATAAGTATTGTTATAATTAACTAATAGTATTTTTGGGTGGGTGACATTGGGTAACATTTAGTCTTCTTTTTCTATCAGTTCAAAAAAATGATCTAGCGTTATTATTGCCAAGGGTTTCTGTTTGTTCATTTTAATAACTAGCAATGGTGTCCTATGGTTATGACCATTTGATTGTTTAAATTTCTTATAGATCCCCCTGTACTGTTCCGTATTGGTACATTCCGTTGAATATGGAAATACTCTTTTAGCAGTTATTGTTAGCAGCTTTATATCCTCTTTGTTCTCACCAACTGTAGAGGTTCTAATATCATCTGGAGCTAATCTAAACGTTTTAACAATCCGATCTTTAACTAGGTTCTGTAAATATCTGGCTTTGTTTTGTCTGCTCTTATTTTTCATATTAGTAGTTCCAAGTGATATTTTCTCTATCGGTACTTATAGGTATGTAATATTCGTCTGCTATTTGTTGTGGATCTAGGTGCACAAGTTCATCTAGTTTGTTCAACAGATACAGCGTTGGTTTTTTGTTTAGATATACTTTTTTGTGTACGTAATCATGGTTGGTTGCATTAGCTAAAACTCCTCCAATATCTTCTGCTTTTGAGTTTCTAACTTTAATTCTACATTGACCAAGATTCCTGGCTCCAATCTGTTCTAAAGCATTTGAAACATCATTTATTCTAGCTCTACCAAGTAGATTATTATTCTTTAACCAATCAAATAGTTCCGTAGATCCAATGACATCAATTTCTTTGCCGTGACTTGTGATAAATGGAGTTTGCTTCTCTTCAAATCTTTTTCGAATAATTGCAGTTAATGGATGTTCACCAGCCGTTGACATTTGACCTAGGAACGGTGTTTTAGGTGCAATAGCATTTGGATCAAATTTTGGTGAGATCTCTCTGTTCAATAATTCATAAAGTATTGCTGCAGCTCCCCCGTCATCTAACCATTTGTGGATCTTTGTATAAAATTCCTGATTAGCTCTTGGACGTTCAGTTATATAAACCCAATATCTAACTTCGTTAGGTTTTAACGCTAAAGCATTTTTGTTGTTAGAAAATAAAATATAGTTCGCACAAGTTTTAACTATTCTATAGTCCTTGTATAATTCTCGGCTGCTAACTTCTTTTTCTGTAATTATTCTTTTGAGATCGTTTAATAAAGATCTCCCCTCTGAAAAATCTCCGACCGATTGCATTTCATCAATCAAAACCATTTGAGCTTTTTGTGTGTAACCTTTAGATTTATCTAACGCCTGATTAACGTCTATTGCTAAAGAGTTGGCTCCGTAGATTTCTCCAATCATTCTCCAGAGTGTACCCTTACCAAATTGATATGAGGTGCTAACTATGATCAATGCGTGTCTAATCTTTGCGCCAGGATTCTTTAATGGATAAGAAACATAATCTAAAAAATGATTTATATAATCTTTATCGTTATTGAAAACGTGATTTAAAAGTTCGTACAATAGACTCACATCTCCTTTTTCAGGCTTCAGGGAATGCGGCTGATAAGAATTTAAGTATTTATTCCCGTCAACTTCAACAATTGGTTTATCTTTGTTGTATTGTTTTGGATCGTAAAGCCAATTCTCTACGACTAATCCGTGTGGGTGTTTCTGTAAAAATGTTGCTGCACTTTCATTCTTACCAAAATAGATCCCGTAGGTATGATTGATCGCTGCTTTTGGATAATCATTTTTAGTTTGCATATCATAAAAACGATCTGTTTCTTTTAGATAAACAACATTCTTTACAATCTTCTCTTTTGCAATTCCTGGATCATCTATTCCTAATTTAACTCTGGCTCTATCTAATTTAGATCTAAAATAATCTGGAGTTGTCCCCGTCTTTTCTAAATCTAACTTTAAACAAGACTCCATAATAACTTGGTCTGATTGAGTTCTGCTACCAACCATTTTGCCTATAGCTAACGTAACTAAATCATCAAAGTAGCTAGTCTCATCATCAAGGCTCATTTTTTCTTTTTTAATCTTGGCCAAGATTTCTTTTGCAGTTAATTTTTTAATCTCTGGATCATTCATTGATCCAATGTCAAAATTATCAGGGATCTCTTCTGTTGGATTAACTATATCATCTGCATAAAATCTCTTGAATACATCTTCTGTTATTTCATTTGTTTCAAGGCGTTTAATAAATATCTCTGGTCTGATCTGAATAATATTATTATCTCTAATAATGATACCCGTTGATGTTAGTCTGTTTTCTGAATTGAAGTAGTTTCTATATGGAAGTTTAATTCCATTTCCAATCTTACCCTCTTCAAGTTTTATTTGTTTCGGGAATACTTCTGGAATAGTTTTTAAATGTGGAAGTTTAGCAGCTACCGATAAAAGATAATTTCTCATTCCTTTAGCTAAAATTTTTTTATTTGATTGGCAGTATAAATGAAGTCCTTTACTTTCAGACCAAGCAGCAACTAACTTATATTCTTCTGCAGCGTTTATGATCTCTATTTGCTGCTGTAATGTTAGATCATAAATATCAATATCGATCGCTCCCCAAAAACATTTATCTTTTTCAATTATTGGAATTGGTACTAGACCAACTTCTGTTTTTAAATGATTGCTATAATTTTGATAAGTAAGTTCATTAGGAATTCTACTGTATTCAAATTTTCTTTTGCCTACTAGTGGCTGCTCTTTCTTTAAGCTCGCACGACTTCCGTTTAATGCGAAAAATCTTTCTTTAAATTGTTCTATAACTTCTGCTTGTTCCATATAGTAATATCCTTTTTGTTGGGTTGCTCTGGCTCAATATTTTTATTTGATAAAAATTCTATTGTTTGTGGAACAGATAATTTAGTTCCTTTAACTATTGTTGTTGAAAGATCTCGTAACTTCTCCCGTAAATCTTTCTTGATTGCGATTGATGTATATTTGTTGTTCATTTAATTGTCCGTGCTTTCCAGGTTGAAATGTTTGTTGATACTTTTTTCTGCTTGAGCTGATTTAATTTCGTCAGCAATTATTTCTTTTTCTAAAAGACCACACTTTTTTTCGAGTTTAGACAGTTCCCAAAGGAGGTCTGTATTATTGCTATTTAATTCGTCTATTTCCCTCTGTTTAATATCAATGACGTTGTTCAATCTTTCTATTTTAGCTCTGTCCTCTGCTAAAAATTTTGCTAATACGATTGTGTGATCTATTTGCTTTTGGATATTTTCAGAATGTTTTGAATTAGCCTTTAGAGACAGTTTATTTAGTTCTCTTAAATGCTTTACCATTGTCTCCTTATCTAGGGGGCCAAGTTTAGACATATTTTCTTCCTCCTAATAATCCCGCTAGCCCTGTTGTTTTATTTTTAAAATCTTCTTCCTGTCTTTGCCTCATAATTTCATTAAACTTTTGTTCTAGCTTTAGAGTTTCTGGATCAGGAACCTGGGATATTAAATTTAATTTTTCCATATCAACTGTTGGAACTTC